GTCCCATTTGAGGTCATTGAGATAGTCCAGAATCGGGTGGAAGTGGTTGCGTTCAAATTCCAGAGCCATGGCATCGTCGATCTTTAGCGAGGACGTTATTCCATATACGCAACCCAAATAGTTCCGGACCCCGGAGTAGTCTACGTTCTTGACCGGCTCCGGCTTAACAACCCGACGCCACGGGAGATTCCCAAAAACGTACCTCTTACCGTCAAAGTCGTTCTGTCTGAACAGTCTTTTGAGTCTGGGGTCGTTTGCAAATATGAGGTTGAGGTTGGCATCCGACGAGAGGTATGCTCCTCGGGTGTCAACCTCCAGCTCCTTCATCCACTCGACGCTCTCAGCCTCCGGGTCAACCTCCTTTTCGACTACCTCTTCCTGAGTCCGATCATGCTCTGGATCGGCAAACTCGTACTTGGCACTGTTGATGTGGTCGTTGGCAATGGTTGTCTTAGTGTCTGGGTCATTGCGTACGAACTCCTCCATTGCTGACACACTTGGCAACTTCGACGAGGGACCCTTGACCTTGTCGTCAAGGTGGCCGAATTTGTGTATGCGGACCAAGTCAAACGCATTGCAAAGTTTACCCCCACACGGGTCAGTTCCATGATGGGAATAAGCGAACTTGTCCTCATACACGATAAGACCAGCCGAGGCGCTGCCTTTTGTGTAAGTGTATCGGTCTTCCAATGCTGACGGGACATAGGTGTCGGAGAGGAAGGTCTCTATTGCTTCGGGTATGGAGTACGCCCTACAGAACGCTCCTATGAGCCCCCTCTTTATGGTTGGGTCCTCCTGCTTCTTAACGGCTCTGTCGACAGCTTCGAAACGGGACGAAGCTGTGGGCCAAAGTGATGAGTCCTTCCAATCGGCATAGGAGTTGAGGATCTCGTCAGCATCAATCCATGGACCGTCCTGAACCTTAAAGTAGTAGTCCATGTCCTTCGGCGTAGAAGGCCAGAACATGAGTCGGTTGGTCTCGAAAGTTGAATTGTCGAAAAGGTCTATGCCGATTATCCCGGCAATTTTTCGGCTTATGGCCACATACTCATCAGCCGTGACTTCTCTGCTCAGTGGCATTATTAGTCGGTACCGGGGAGACGCATCTGAGTGTTTGTGAGTCCCATGCAGAACAGCTGCATTGTCAAACTGGAGAGTAAAGTCATCCCAGAGGTCTTTGTGGGCAAAGTCCAAGTCGAGTGTCATCAACTGTCTGTGGACCACATTGGCCGGACTTCTTTTGCCTCCCCTCAGGTAGCCCCCGACATATCCACCTACGTCCTTTATTTTGAGCTGGTCCTCCTTGCTTGCAGAAACAAATTCCTTGAATGTTTCAGTGGTCTTATTCTCCTCCCCGAGTCGACTGACCAATTCAGACCATTTCAGTTTCTTGTTGCTCCATACTTTTGATCTTGCACTCAGTCCAATTGCAATATCAAGTTCCCCGTCGTATGTCATTAGTCTTTTTTATAAAATTTAGTAACGTATCCGTCTGCTTTGAGAGGCAATCCCATTGGCAAGCAGTTCAGCCAAGGAAGATCCTCCCCCATAACTCTGCACATAGTCTCCAGACAATCCCCGGCTCGGTCTTCGTCTACCTCTGCAATGGCTTCATCATGGACATGCATTACTATTTCGAAGTCTTTCATAATGCTTAGTCTGTACATTGCTTCGGCGAGAAGATCCCGGGAGATTGCCTGGACTATGTTCTCCACCAGTTTGCCCCCGTAAGTCTCTACCTCAGTCCATCCTACTGACTGGACCATGCCGTCATAGACAATGCCAGTCTGCCCGAACCTGTTGGGTCTCACCCGGGGATTTCTGTAGTATAATTTTCTCCCAGCTGGGAGAGCTATTGTCAAATTGGTCCCGTCATGTTCAAAGACGAGACAACTTACCTTTTTAGTCTTTCTGGTCTGGACGCACTCAATGGCCTTTTCGTTCACCTCAGCCCAAAACTCAACGATTTTAGGATTGGCTCGACGCCAAAGAGCTACAATGGAATACATTTCCTTTTTGGACAGCTTTTTCTCTTTGTCCATCTTCTCCATTGCGTTGACCGATCCCTCATATCCGAGTGCTAATTCTGCCGTCTTGCCCCGCTGTCTGAGGTCCGATCCTTTCGTAACCTGCTCAATGGGGACCCCGAACATGAGTGATGCTGATGCCTCATAGATCTTGCCATGAGTGTTGAAGACGTCGAGTCGCCATTTCTCCTGGGCTAACCAGGACAGGACCCGGGCCTCAATAGCACTAAAGTCGGCTACTGCAAACATTTTTCCCTCCGGGGCTATGAAGGCTGTCCGGATGAGCTCGGACAAAACATTCGGGATATTGTCGTAACACATATCGGCAAGGTCGTAGTCTCCTTTCTCTACTATGTTTCTGGCGAGGTCCAAGTCCTTCATGTGATTCTGGGGGAGGTTCTGGAGCTGAATCATTCGGCTCGACCAACGTCCTGTTCTGTTGGCCCCGTAAAACTGGAATAGCCCATGGGCTCTCCTGTCTTTGGCAGCGCAGTTGAGCATAGCAAGGTACTTCTTAGTTGAAGTCTTGGACAGTGCAAGCCGACCAGCGAGAGCCTCCTTGACCAAGTCGGGAGCATCCGGGGTATTTTTCAAATATTCCAGGATCTCGGGTTTGCCAAGGGCTGGAAACTCGAGCCCGAAGTTGGTTTTGAGCCATGTCTTGAGCTGAACTAAACTGTTAGGATTGTCCAAGCCCGTTAGCTCCTTCATCCGGTCGGTCATCTCCTCCGTGTATACCTCATCGAAAGAGATGGCGTTCCCGGCCATATCGAGATCTATCAGAATTCCCCGGTCATTGATGCTTTGGTCTACGAGGTAGTTCCGACGTTCGAACTCCGGGAATGGGAATTGGTCCAGCTGTTCCACGATCTCCCGTTCGGCAATCACGTCATATTTGGCATACGTCTTGAACTCGTTCCACTTGTCCGGGTCGTCGTCCGGCATGTTCCGAGTCCTCATCCCGTTGGACTTGGTTGGCTTGCACGGGGAGCAGAAAAACCGGATTAAAGCTTTACCGGTCGACTTCTTTCCGTGCTCTCCGAGGACCAACGCCTTGGAGAGTTCATCCAAAGCCAAAGGCAGTCCGCAATAGGCTGCTTTAGTCATTGAGCAATACAATTGATCAACCGGGATAGGTAGTCCTATACGCTTAAATACGAGTCTCTCAAATACTGCGTTGTGCGCCCATTTCTCGATCCCCGGGTCAATTAAAGCAGAAACGAAGTAATCGGGGAGCTCCTCTCCTTTGGCCAGATCTATCACCTGAACGGGAGAGGTGTCAAAGGCGAAAGATACTATAAGGAGCTGAAAGTCCCCCGATTCTATGTATTTATAGGCGCCCGTGGATTTAATGTCCTCCGGGCTATATGTTTCGGTATCGAAATATAAGCGTCTCGGCATGTTGACTATTATTAAATTTGTTGCTGGGCGGGGATTCGAACCCCTAATCCCAAGTAAGACCCAGCATACCAACCTACATAAGGTCGTCGTCCCACGGGTTCTGGCCGAAGTCCTCTTCTGCCGAAGATCCCCCGGAGAGACGTTCTCCGTCAGCCAACTTCTGGAGGTTGTTCAGCCCGCAAGCAACGCCTTTGTTGCCATTGGTGTTGAAGGCGTAGAAGTTGATCGACGCCCGGCCATAGCACCCGGAGTAGAAGTCCTCTCTTTCGATGATCGGGTTGAGGTTGATGTCCACGATGCCAGGACGGTTGTCCGAGTTGGCATTGACGAACATGTGCCCTGCATACTCCGGATTGTCAGGTCTTTCGGTGTCCCCGTCACGGAGGGGGCTCTTCCACGTCGGGGGAATCTTGCCGCCCAATTTGGCGATGCCTTCTCTGAGAGCCGTGTCGATGGCCTCCTTGACCCGAGACAGAGTTGCCGAGTCAGTCTTCGGGATGAGGATGGACACCGAGTATTTTGCTCGGTCGGAACCCTCCATTGCCCGGGGTTCCCATACGTTGGCGTAACTGAACCGGACTTTGCCGGTAACTACTTTGGTTGTTGCACTCATAATTGTTGGAGTTTAGTTATTTGAAAAATCGAGTTTTGCTTGTTCTATGCCCATTGCCGGACGTTTGTCAGACTCAGGGACGAGAGTGGGTTTGCCAGGAGCTTTGATGACGAGGTCCCCGACCAGTGAATCGAAGTCCTTTTTGAGGAGCTTCTCGATAGCCGGGATTCCAGCCAGTTTGACAACTTGGAACTGCTCCGGAGTGTAGTCGCATGCGGTAAGAACTTCCTGAACTGCACTCTCGTCAGTCCATTTCCGTATTGACCTTCCTTCGACTACCTTATATCCCGGGATCTTCTCGCCCGAGATGGCTTTGGAGAGCAGGTGCTCAGATACAGCATTTACCCATTCTTGGAGCATGGGGGCTTGCTCGAAAATCTGAGCGAGTTCCTCAGTGGTCAGGAGTTCGGGCTCTTTGAACTCGTGTTTGGCCAAGTCCAGATTGTGGTCTGCCATCTTGCGACACAAAGCTTTGACTTTACACCACCTGCACCAGTGCCCGACTTGGAATTCCCCCTCCCCGGAGTAAGCAAGAGCTGCTTTGGGTTTCACTACCTCCTCACCCCATTTGTAGAGGTCCTCGGGGGTAATCTCCCATGACGAGATTCGCTCCTGTCTGGGCTGGACAATAGTCAACTTCACCATGTTGATGTCGTAGACCATCTCAAATTTGGACAATGCCCCAAGAGCATACAGCATCAGCTGAGCATTGTTCTCAGCAAAAACCGGCACGCCAGTGCCAAACTTGAGGTCTATGATCTCCATGACCCCGTCAGCGATAATGCAAGCGTCTCCAGTGCCGAATCCTTGTTCGACCCAAGCCGAGAAATCCAGTCTCTCCTCCAGGAGAACGAGTGCGTCTTTGGTTTTTCGTAGAGCTTCCGTATATTGGTCCGTTACGTACTGGCAATAAGCCATTACGGGCTCATCCATGGCCTCAGTGTAGAGGTCACTCTTTTTCAGCTTCCTGAGTTCAGCAGACGTAACGTCAACAGGCGTTATGCTGAACCTCGCTCGGAGGTAACATTCTGCCATCTCGTGAGCCAGAGTACCCTCTTCGGCATACTTGGAAGGCTTACCGGTTTCCTCAACTTTTTCCTCCAGTCTGGCACTGGGGGTGCAGTTGATCCACCGGTCTGCCTTTGATGCCGAAAGCATGGCGTGCTTACGAGATGAGTGATTCGGGGCTCCCATTACGCAAGGTCTTTGAGGAATTCGTAGAATACGTCGTAGTTTCTGGCATCCAGTCCCGTCACATTTTTCGCTCCCAATTCAGTGAGCTTTGCCCGGATGGTTTCGCGGTGGTTGTCCACCTTACTTGCCAGGAGAGTCCGGATGTCCTGAATGGAAACAGCGGGGTCGGAACCCAAAGAGGAGTTCGCATCCATCGGCATGGGTTCGGGCTCCTCAGTCTTTTTGGGGGCTGGAGCCGGAGCCGGAGCTGGCTTTTTCACGTCCTGTGCAGGGACTGATTTCTTGACGTCAGTCATCTTAACTGTCACGGGATTTGCTCCGATAACCTGACAGATCTTGCGGACCATTTCGAGATCCTGAGTTTCTCCGAGGTTTGCCTCGAACTTAATTTCTACTTTCATTGGCTTGATGATTTTTGATTATGGTGTTCAGAAGTTCAATGTACTTGCTGAGAGATATGGCCGGGTCATGGAGAACAGTTTCATGAAACAGGGACCCGAGGTGGAACACCTTCGTCTCTCCCGTCTTGACCGATAACTCGGCTCTGTAGTTCCCGTTTGTCAGAATACATGTCTCTCCATTAAATTCGGAGCTCCATGCTCCTTTGTAGAGGTTGTCGACCGATACTCCAAGCCAAGCTGCTAAACGGGAGACTTGCTCCGAATTCAACAAGGTTTTTCCGTTGAGAACCCGGTTGAGAGCTGCTCGGGGAAACCGGTTATCAGGGAACAGAATTTCTGCCACTTCTTGAAGCCTTAGACCCCTCTGTTCAATTAATTCTCTGAGATTGATAGTCATTGTGTTGTCCATGTTGTTTATCCCAAATATAATTAATTTTCCCCCCATATTGAAATTTTTTCAATCTTTTTTAGTGAAAATTGTTTACTTAGTGAGGAGGTATACCACTTGAGCAATAAACGTACTCCTTTTGCTTGGACTGAGGCGTTTGTATACTTCTCGTAGAGGCTCAATGGCTTTCTCGAGCTTGAGGTCTTCTCCTTTCCTCTCCAGTTCCTTGAGGGCCTTATAGACCCGGGTCCTTTCCTGCCATTCCCGAACTTCGGCTTTGTCGTTCCACCAACCAGACACGGGGACAAATTTTGAGCTGAGCACACAGGCAGATTTTCCGTCCTCTGAAAATGGCTGACGAGTGATAGCTCCCGGAGTACAGTTGGGGTTGATCTTCCCCCTGAACGAGATGGACTCCATGTATGTAGGTCCCTCCCCGGGAAGCTTGTCCATTTCCATGTAGTGGAATCCGAACTCGTCCTCATACTTGAATACTACGTATTTTTCGATATTTTCCATAGTTGTGTAGGTTTTTGTTTGTATCACAAATGTAATACTTCTGCGGTAAATACTACGATAAAATCAGCATTTTTTTCCGTTTGTTTTAAGAATCCCCATCATGACCATTTCGGTTGAAGCTGGTTCTATCTGTCTCTGGATTTCCATCAATCCCTCCCACATTGAGCCAGCCTTAAACCCGATGAATGCCAGGAGTTTCTCCTTTCTCGTGAGGGGCTTGTCGCTTTTAATGCCTAACCTGTCAAGGATGGTCTCAATCCCCTCATTGACAAAATCCGACTGATTGATAACTGATTCTCTGCGAATAACTCCGAGGAGAACCTCTGCCACATTGCTGGAGTCTTTCAGCTCCTTGGATACGATTCCGTTATAATAGTTGTCCGATTTGGGGTCCGGATCTGCCGGGAGGTCCCAGTTGAATTTTTTTTCCATGTTTTACTATTCGTTAATTCCATACTTACCGCAAACGTATGCTTCGCCAGTCTTGAAGCCCTAAACCATTGCTGTCGATGTAACTTGTAATTGCCATTGTCTTATCCTTTTGTTTGTATCACAAATGTGAGAAAAGTTTTTTGAAATAAAAAATTTTTTGATTGAAAAATGAGAAAAAAGTTGGGATCCCCGGGATTAAAACTGTTTGATTGAGTTTATGTTCCAGGAGCTGGAATTTCATACACCCCGTGTCCAAACCAGTTCCTACCATATTTACGAACACGGAGGTCCTGTACCTATTAATATGTACGTGCTCGTCCATGATTGTTGGTCCTCCCAAAAACCCTCTCCATTTGTGATTTAGGAGGGTGTTTTAGGAACCTTTTCCTCCTGGCCCTTATAGATATATATCAATTTGATTGGATTCCTAAAACCCTCCCCATTTTTATTCAGTATAAAGGAATCTGACTGTATCGTTCTGAGTGATCTGGTTCTGAGCTTGCCAAGCCTCGTCGTCTGTAGAGTTTGTCGTATACTCCGGCGATGCAATCCATTCCTTTTGTCTGTACCACAAATATGGGGATTCTGCTGCAAATACTACGATAAAATGCTGGAAAATAGGGCCCCGGAACAATGTGGAACAATAAAATTTTTATTGTTCCGGCCCCTAAGTGATTGATGTTCAATTGATTAGGCCCTAAAATCCCCTCCCCCCGGAACAATTGGAACAATGTTTCTATGCACTTCTATTTGGTGATTTCTCATTTCCTATATT